ATGGGCGATCCAGTTGGAGAGGAGATCGACTTGAACATACCTGACTTGTCCTCTTGGCCCTCATCTGCCGCGAAGGAATTGCGCGCGGCTGCTGATCTGGTTGCTGGATCAGAACCTCCCATGTCGTTGGGCAAGGAGACGTTGCAATTCTCAGACCTTCCCATCCATGCCGAAGCAGCGATCAAATGCCTGACGCCGACCAGTGCGATTGATCGTGATCGGTGCATCTACATCATTTCTCTTGGTGAAGACGTAGATCGGCAAAAGCTCGTCGCGGCATATTCGGAAGCGCGATCCATGGGCATATTGAAGCTGCCTCAGGACAACAAAGTCGCTTCTTCCACGCTCTATGTGGGCAGTTCCTTCGCTACTCAGAAGCGGAAGGGCACGTTGCGGACTCGCCTGCGCCAGCATCTTCTGTCCGCGCCCAAGGGCACATACGCTCTATCGCTGCGTGAATGGGCGACCGGCATCACCGGGAGCCTAACGGTTCAAGCGTGGCAGTTTCCGCCAGCCGCCGATGAAGGCATGTCGAGATTGGTCGTTTTGGGGGTAGAGGATTGGCTGTCCCGTGAATTGCAGCCGATGTTAGGGCGGAAGGGAATTCGCAACTAGCTGGCGGTGACAAGTCACTCAGCGGGCGTCTTACAGGGGTAGTTAGGGGAATGTCTGCTTAACCGTTCAATGCTTGCAAAAATCTCCATAGGGCGGTTAACGCCGATATGTCTTAAATTGAAGGATAGGTTCAGTGCAGATTTTGCGGACGCTAGCACTTGGCGTTATGATGCTATCCCTTCCTGCTCATGGACAAGAGCCTACCGTTTTATGGCGCGGCCTGACCGTAGGGATGTCAAAAGATGAAGTGGCGAAGGCTCTGCCTGAAAAGGAAATCGACCTGCTGGCAGACTGCCGCACTATCGTTTCGACGCGCTTTCAGAATGACCGTCTGCATTCAGTCGTCATTACTCCAAAGTGGATTGCGTCGAAAAACAATTGCATCGGGCCAATGAAGGCGAGCCTGACTGAAAAATATGGTGATGCGAATAGGACGGTCGTCACCGTGCCCGGAAATCAATTTAAGCGCGAAGAGATTTATGATCTCTATTTCTGGATCGCGGGTGGAATTGAGGTCGAATACCGTTCGCAGATCGGCGGTGAAAGATGGTCGTTAATCTACCGGCCGATTACCCATTCCGCGCCGCCGAAGCGTATTGAGGGACTTTAGTTCGGCTCGTTGAGTAGGGCTTACTCTTAGTGGCGAGGCATGGAGACGCTACGTTCGATGTTCATTTCTTGCTTGGCCACATTGGGTTTTTCATTGTGCAAGACGGCGCTTTGAAAACCCAGCAGAGCTAGAACGCCAGTCACACCACCCAATAGCGCAGAACCGATCTTCCAGCCTAGGCCGATGCCTTGAGCATTACCGACAACCGTGCTTTGCCACGTTTCCAGATTTCGGATGCGGTTTTCATGCCCATCTGCTCGACGGGTCATTTCATCCAGCTTTGCGTTGATATTCTTGAAACCGTCATCGACCCGTTGGTCCAGACGAATCAGAAGATCGCGCATTTCCTGATCCACTACGACAGCCATCACAGGGGGTTCGCAGTCGCAATGGCATCAGCCACGGGCTGTAGCTTGCCGGTCAGAGCGGCTGTGGCCGGAATGAAGACAGCAAGCGCGGTGGATATGATCTTCCAGTTCCGCGCAATAAAAAGCGCAACCTGCGCTGCCTGCTTGAAACCGATGCTGCCTTCTTCGGCAGTTTTCTTTATTTTCGCCATGCGACCGGCACCCCCATTCTTGTTATTGCTGGCCCTTAGACAGCCGGACCAGTGAGCTTGAAGCAATCGACCGTCATGGACGCTTGCGTCGGATCGGTTGTGCTGATGTTGAAGCCGACGCCGATCCTGTCCGGCCTCGCGCCGAAGGCATCGCCGATCGCGGTTGCGCCGACTTGGAGCCAGTTCTTGCCGCAATGGCTGACATAGAATGTCAGGGTCGATCCCACACAGGCGGCGCGGTAGAATTCGGGCTGAGTTTTGAACGCCTGAGCGGAAATCGAGCCGCCATATCCACCCGTCATGCCAGTGAACTTGATGATGCCGAATGGCTGATACTCGTTCACCTGGCCGCAGATAATGTGGCGGTTCGTCGTGCTATCCATGACCATCAGGCCGCCCTTGCGGTAATCGGCGTCGTTCATGATGATTGGGGCGCGGATCACGATGTCCCAATCCAGAGCCTTGTTCGTCAGCGTCCTGTAGGCCACACGGCTGATGTCGCCGGTTGCGCTCGCGCCGCTCTTCACCAGCAGGCCAGCATCGGTGTCGTCGGTCAAAGATAGCTGGACGGCATTGCCGCTCTGGAGCGTGAACGTGCTGGCCAACGGCGCGTCGAAATACCACGGCTTGCCGGTGCCGCCGCCTGTGGGAATGAAGGCTTCCCAGATGGACCCGTTGCTCATCGACAGCTTGAGTGTGCCGTCCTCGAACAGAAAATCGGCAACGTCGGTGCCAGCAGGGCCGGGCGTGCCCGGTGTGCCTGCAGGGCCGGTTGCGCCAGTGTCGCCCTTATCCCCCTTGTCGCCTTTCTGGCCCGGTGCCCCGGTATCGCCTTTGGGGCCAGCCGGTCCCGCGTCACCTGTGTCGCCCTTTGGCCCGGCCGGACCCGCTACGGTCGAAGCTGCGCCGGTAGCACCCGTAAGACCGATTGGACCTTGCGCGCCAGCATCGCCCTTTGGTCCCGGCGATCCAGTATCACCCTTGTCGCCCTTCGGGCCTTGGGGGCCGCGTTCCCCTTGTGGGCCAGCGGGGCCAGCGGGGCCAGGAACAGTTGACGCCGCACCTGTAGCACCCGTGTCACCCTTCGGCCCCTGTGGGCCGGTAGCGCCGGTCTGACCGGGCAAGCCCTGCGGGCCACGGTCGCCTGTTTCGCCTTTGTCTCCCTTTGCTCCGGTCGCGCCGGTATCACCCTTAGTGCCAGCGGGACCGGCTGCGCCGGTTTCGCCGCGATCACCTTTGCCACCCTTGGGGCCGACCGCACCCATGGGGCCAGCGGGACCGGTTTCTCCCTGTGGACCGCTAGGTCCAATATCGCCTCGCTCGCCCTTGGGGCCGGGGATCGGGACCAGCCTTGCCTCATACTGGACGACGCTGGTCTGAATCTCGTTGAGCAGATCGGTTGTTCCGATTTCTGTTGTCATTAGGCCACCCTGACCGCCGTTACGGTTCCTTCCCTGATGGTTCTCGCAAGATCATTCCCGACCCACTGGACGGAGAGGGCATAATCATATTCGCCATCCGCGCGCACGAAGCGCATCTGGTCATTGCGAATGGTGATGGAGATAGATTTCTCGGTGTCGTTCCAAACGATGCCATCGCCCAAGCGCAGCAGGAGTTTGGATCGCTCGTTTTCGCTGATGCTGAATACCACCTGCTCGGCGGTGAACTCGACCGGCAGACCTGTGCCCGCGTCTACGATGCCGATCTTGTCCACGAACACGATGGCATCACCACTGAGCGCGGGAATGTATCGAACTTCGATGTCCTTCATATCTGCCAAGGCAGTCTCCTATCCAACTATGGTGTCGGATATTTATGAGGAGACTGCTGTCGTCAGACCCGGATCAGGACTTCCTTGGCGGATTGTTGGTCGTTTGGTGATAGTAAAACCAACCGCTGCCAGCGTCTTGCGCGCCCTTGGCCGTTTCGCTGTCGATTTTGCTCTGGCGGTAGGCGAGTGCGGTAGTCTCGGCTGTGATGAGGTCGCCATCCGTGCGACCCATATCGCGGAGCAAGGATGGACCAGCCAAAAGCTGATCCATAGCCTGACCATCACGGCTGCCACCGCTCCAAGCATCCCAGCTAGGAGCCTTGCCGTTGCCCTGTGCGGTTGCCACAGCAGCATAAGTCTGGGGTAGGGCCGAGACATTGCCCCCAGCGGCGGCGATCATCTGCGGGGGCCACAGGGGCATCGTATATTCAATATCGACGCTGTTGACCTGCATCCCGCCGTTGAGCCTGCCAGTGATACGCTTTTGGTGCATGGTGATGAGCCAATCCACGACAGCCTTAGCCTTGGCAGACGCATCGCGAAGCGCCTGATTGAAGCCCAGCTTCTCAGCCGCATGAAGGGCGCTCATCCAATAGCCGATCATGAAGTCGTGCTGCCAGAGGCCATAATCATCGCTCCACAGGCACGGGCCGAAGCGTTGCGCGCCAGCGAAAATGGCATTGTTGCCGCCGCCGCTGATATTGGCGGGCGGATTGAGGAAGCCGGGAGTGCTGTCCCAGAAGGCGTCAAAGAAGCTCTCAAAGTCGAACACGACCCAATCGAGAATCTCCGCACGGCTGTAGAGCCTGCTCGAATTGCTGGAGCCGGTCTTCCACGCCAATGCGGCGTGCATATATTTCCAAGCCGCGCCGCGCGATGCGAACTCGCCGGCTTCACCCCATGCGTTGTTCAAAATCCATGGCAGGTAGAGGCGGGCCTGATCGCCGAATTTGTGACCGAGCATCGCAAACTCAGGCGACTGCCACAACAACGACCCCCAGTGCGGAAACTGGTGTGCGTGATCTTGGTCAATCTGGTTGGTGCCGAAATAGGGCTTGTCGGACGCTACGCCACCATAGGGCACCTGAACGCGCAGCGGATTGTTGGCCGTCACAAATTCATAGGGGCGACCACCCTGAATATAATAGGCGCGCTCATTGGGCGTCCCGCTCTCACCACCACCATAATAGTGGTTTCGCAGGGTGATGTTGCGGCGGGCATCGCCCTTGAAGAGCGGCGTCAGCCTGCCATTCTCAAAGCAATGGAAGGGATCACTCGCATAGCCGGTCAGATAGTCGAGCGCGATTTGCTTCATGTCACGATTGTCGTGCGGGCGCTTGATCGTCACGTCTCGCGCATAGCGGGCCACCGGCTCAGCCATAATCTGGCGGTCATCACGCACACCGCCCGGACCAGTAATGGGCGAGCGGCCCATCTGGTTGAACGGCGTATATTTGAGCCAGACGTTGGCGTTGGGAACCATGCCATTCTGGTCGCTGCCGAACTTCCACGGGTTTAGCGTGTTCTGGCCTGCCGCGATGAGATCGTTGTAGGTGCTGCTTTCCCAAGGCATCCAGCGGTAGTTCGCAAAGCCGTTTAGCTGCTCACCCGTGCCAGCGCGAAGATCGCCGCCATTGACCGATGCTGCGCCCTGCGATCCAAACGGCACCGCCACATCATAGGTCGGAACGCGATTCCAAATGTCCTGCTGGCTATAGGCTGGCGGCTGTGCATGGGAACGCCAGATAATGCCGGATCGCACCGTGCCCTTGGGATACCATTTGTTCGCGGCAGTCACCATGGGATTGGCGCGCCCGTCGAGCGTGCCGCTCCACGATACCGGCGACGCTGCGGTATTCAGCGGCTGGCCATTGGGCTGTTCGATGCGACCCAGCAGAGCGCCTGCATTGTCGTAGATCAGCCATTTGTGCGGCACCATGTAGCTGTTCTTGCCCTGCGGATCGCCAAAGGGGTTGGACGGCATGGTCGTCGTGTCCCAATCATAACCAAGCTGGAACTGGACGTAGGTGCCCATTCGGATGCCTTCGCAGTAATAGTTGATGCCGCCGATATTGGGCACAGCGCCCTTGGGCAGAACCTCCGTCCATGGAGCCTGCGCCCCATAGAGGCTGCTATCTTCAAAGCGGCAATTCTGCGCGGCTGGACGCGTCATGATGAGTTCGTTCGGATGAGCGACGCCTTCACCGCTTGACCAGTCCTCAAGGACGACCTTGTAGGCGCGACCGGCTGGAACGATCATGTCCCCGACAACTACCTCAAGGTCATAGGGGTCTTGGCCAGTCGCTTGATAGCGGATGGTGACGGGTGCCTGCGGCGTCGAGTATCCGCGCGCATCTACGCACAGCATTTGCAGGTCTGCCGCGCTGATCGGGCCGGAAGCCGCGACATCATAGCTACTCTGAACATCGGGGCGCCCGTAAGCCACATTGAGCGAGGCGACCTCCAGATTGTTCTGGCTGTCGCTAGTGTTGTTGCCCGACGAGTTACACTCCAGGCACATTGCGGGCGTGACGCGCAGCTTCACTTCGCTGGTCTGGTCAGGCCCGATCTGGATGCCGTCGCTGTAGAAGCGCACGGTGCCGCCGGGGCCGCCCACGTTGTCGATAAACTCTACCGACCATGATTTGAGCGAGCCAGCCGCGAACGCCGGATCATCGGCGCTGACAATCTGGGTCTCGGAGTTGCCGCGACCGATCGTGACGACGAGGGTGCTGGAGCCAGCCCAATGGCGGCGCAACTCGAACTTGCCCACGTTATACTCATACATCGTGGCGAGGATCGGATATTCCTCATTCACCACGCCGCTAAAGGTCATGCGAATGCTGGGCGGTGTCTGCGTCGTGCCATCATCGGTCGTCTGCTTGAATGTCAGGCCGAGCGGATCGGTGATGAGATAGACGCCCTTCATCAGACGCAGACGGCCATTTGTCATGGCACTGTCATCAGTGGAGCCATAGACGCGCTTATAGAGGACGTTCGATGCGCCAACGGCGTCACCGCTGACCAGCCATGGGCTACCGGCATTCGTGATCGTCCAGCCGCTTGCGACCGGGACCGTGATGTCATTGCGGCGCTCGATACGGAGCGGAAAGCCGGACGGCGCAGTGAGGGTGAAGCTGGAGGTCGAACCGGCGAGGTAGATCCCTAGCGGGAAGATCGTGCCGGGATCGCCATAGACGGTGCCCGAACCGGACAGGTCCAGTTCTTCGTCTGAACCGGGTGGCAGAGGGATGGGCGCATTGACCAGACCCAGCACGACAGCGAGGCCGCTCGTTGTGGACTTGGCCCAGATTGCGATGCCAGAATCTGGCTTGTCGGTCGGGATGATGACCTGCGCTGTCTGCGTCAGGTTCAGGGGTGGATCGCCCACAGTCACGGGAACGATAAGCTGATAGCCAGACGCGCCCGGAGGGATTGGCGCGACCTCCTTGATGTTGACGACCGCGCCAAGGCCGACCTGCGAACCATCGCGGCCTTTCAGACTATCGAGCCACTGCTGTTCGGTGCCGACGAAGCCATTCTTTACCGCTGTCTCGTAAGCGGAATCGCCGCCATCGACGCCATTCTCGATAATGTCGAGAGCGCGGTCATAGAGATCGGCCGACTTCTCGATCATGGTCGTGACCGACTGTGTGACGGTGTTCGGGTTGGGATGCACGGGGACGATGGTATAGGCTTTGTTCGCTGCCGTCTGGCCGGGGAAGGGGTGAACGAGCGTGATGCTGGATTTGCTGTTCACGCTTTTGACGGGGTAGTTCAGCCCGTCGATATTGAGTTCCAAGCCGGGATAGTTTGCGACCCAATTGGTGCCGGTGCCGACAACCGCAATCGATCCATTGGCAACGCTGACGGTGCCCGCCGTATCAAAATCAAAGTCCATATTTGGATCGCTCCCGCCTATCAGTTTTGCTGATATTTATGCGGGGTCGGGCACCTAGTTGGGCCAGCCTGCCGTGACGTCGATGGCCTCGACCTCGCCGATAGTGGTGGCTGCCGCAATTTGGCTCTTTAAGACGCGACTACGGTCATGGACTGCGAAATTGAAAGCCGCGACCGCCGCGCTCAACGCCAACAAATTATCTTTGGCAAATGGCACATCGGCATTGTCGTATGTGGTCCAGTAAAAGTCGGCGGGTAGGGGGATACCGGCGTTTGCCGCACTGGCCATACTGTTGATGCTCAATTGCGCGGCTGGATCAGTATCCCAACGGTGGCCATCGAGGATCATACCGCCCGACAACGCGACCATTTTCTGATCGGACACCTCGTCGTTCCTGCGGACCTTGAATTGATCGAGACTGACAATCTCGAATGTCTTCGCGGCTGAGCTGTATTGCCCTTCAAGTGTGACCGAATAGGTTCCAGTTATTTCAGGGACGAACATCAGCGTCCCACCTTCGACGCGGACAAATCGCTCACTAAATGGCTGATTTCCTGTGCCCCTGATCCGTGCCCAGCAAGGGTCAGGCAGGCGGGTCATCACGGGGATAGGGGCTGCGCCCTGCTCAATATAAGATGGGCCTGAATGAGCATCGTAGGGGCTTCGCGCGCAAATTGCGCCACTATCGACCCAATGCCGATCCTGCGTCCCCGTGCCAGCCGCATAACCATATCCGTCTCGGTCAATCGCGAAGCGAGGGTCCATTTCAACCTGTGCGACCACCGATCCGCTGGCGATGTGGTATTGGAGATAGTTCATCTATCTCTCCTTATTTTTTGAAACAAACGGCATTGAAAGTCACGTTATACCAGTATGGTGAACCATCGCTGCCGATCTTGCGGTGAACGAAGATATACTCGTAATCGGTATTATCCTTCACATTGTTATCAACCCACTGATAGGCAAAAGTGCGATTGCCACTTTGGACTTGGACATTGGTGCGTTCTGTCAGGAGCACCGTTCCATCGCCACCCCGGCGCTCAACACAGGTGTTGAGGTTATCGTCATCGCCACCATCGCGGGCATAAACGCCCATACAAGTGATAAGCGTCTTGCTCCCACCATTGCCCGAACGGATTAGCGCCTTTGGCGCAAGCGATGCGTTGCCTCCTAGATATTGCCAATCAGAAGTGGAGTTGTTGCGGTAGCCATTATAGTTGTGTTCGAAGCTGCCGACGCTTGTAACAGCCGCAGGTTCGAACTTATCGCCTGAGATGGTCAGGTTATCGATGCTGGCGTTCGTGACCTTGAGATTTGTGCCGGTGATGGTGCCAATAAAGGCGTTATTCACTCGCAACCCGTTACCGTCCAAGATCAGCATGTTGATTGCTACTGAGATGTGACCCGGGGTTTCCATTGAGAAGTGACCCTGGTGGGTACGGGTTATGTGCTGCCGATGACCGGCAGGTTCAAGATGCTGGCTTCTCCTTTCTGGTTTTGGGTGCAGCGGTGCTGGCGCGGAAGCGGAAGCTATCGTTTCCGGTCTCCAGGATGTGGCAGTGGTGGGTAAGCCGATCGAGCAGCGCGGTTGTCATCTTGGCATCGCCGAACACGCCGGACCATTCGCTGAAGCTCAGGTTGGTGGTGATGACGACGCTGGTGCGCTCGTACAGCTTGCTGAGCAGATGGAAGAGCATGGCGCCGCCTGATGGGCTGAAGGGCAGGTAGCCCAGCTCATCGAGGATGAGCAGGTCGAGGCGTAGCAGGCGTTCTGCCAGTTGGCCGGACCGGTTCAAGGTCTTTTCCTGCTCAAGCGCATTGACGAGATCGACCGTGGAGAAGAAGCGGGCCTTCTTGCGGTGATGTTCGACAGCCTGGACGCCCAGCGCCGTTGCGATATGGCTTTTGCCGGTTCCGGGCCCGCCGATCAGCACGACGTTGTCGGCGTTTTCCATGAAGTCGCCCTGGTGAAGTTGACGCACTAGGGCTTCATTGATCTCGCTGGCGGCAAAATCAAAGCCAGCCAGATCCTTGTAGGCCGGGAAGCGGGCCGCCTTGATCTGATAGGCGATGGACCTGACCTCCCGCTCGGCCATTTCTGCTTTCAGGAGCCCAGCCAACATCGGCAAGGCAGCATCGAAGGCAGGCGCGCCCTGCTGGATCAGTTCGTCGGCGGCCTGAGCCATGCCGAACATCTTGAGGCTGCGCAACATGACGATGACCGCAGCGCTGGCAGGGTCATGACGCATGGCGGATCTCCCTCAGCCTGTCATAGCGAACGACATTGGCCTCGGGCTCCTGCGTCAGACGCAGTGCCTGAGGCGCATCGATCGGCGCTGCTGGAGGCGCCTTGCCATCGATCAGTCGGTGCAACACGTTGAGAACGTGGGTCTTGGTGGCGACACCAGCTTCCAGGGCTAACTCAACCGCCCTCAGGACAGCCTGCTCGTCGTGATGAAGAACCAGGGACAGGATCTCGACCATCTCTCGGTCGCCGCCTGGGCGCTTGAGCAGATGGCCCTGTAACTCCCGAAAGGCCTCAGGCATCTCGAGAAAGGGTGCACCATTGCGCAGGGCGCCGGGCTTGCGCTGGATCACCGCCAGATAATGCCGCCAGTCATAGATTGTGCGTCCCGGCTTGTTATGAGAACGATCGATAAGCCGGGCATGTTCGCATACGATCTGGCCTTCGGCCGCTATGACAAGACGATCCGGGTAAATCCTCAGGCTGACCGGACGGTTCGCGAACGAAGCAGGCACCGAATAGCGGTTGCGGTCGAAGGCGATAAGGCAAGTTGGCGATACGCGCTTGATCTGCTCGACAAAGCCATCGAAGGGCCGGCCCAGCGGCATCAGGCAGGGCACTTCCTCGGCATGCACATCGGCCACAGTGCCGGGCATGGCGCCATGCTGGATCTCGCTCCATTGGGCGATGCATTGAGCTTCCAGCCAGGCGTTCAGTTCAGCCAGATCAGGGAAGCTGGGCATCGGTTGCCACAACCGGCGCCGGGCATCCTGGACATTCTTCTCGACCTGACCCTTCTCCCAGCCAGAAGCCGGATTGCAGAAATCCGTCTCGAAAAGATAATGGCTGGCCATTGCAGCGAACCTGGCATTGACCTGCCGCGCCTTCCCCGTCCCGATCTTGTCGACAGCGGTCTTCATGTTGTCGAAGATGCCGCGCTGCGGCACACCACCCAGCACCCGGAATGCCTGCGTCAGCGCGTCGAACAGCATCTCATGGGTTTGAAGCAGATAGGCTCGCACGATGAAGGCGCGACTATGCGCGAGTTTGGTATGAGCGACCTGCAGTTTCGTCACTTTGCCGTCCAGCACGGCATAATCCTCGCTCCAGTCGAACTGGAAGGCCTCGCCAGGCTGGAAAGCCAAAGGAACGAACGTCCCGCGTCCGCTAGTCTGCTGTTCATACTGAAGCTCGGTCCGCCATCGGCGGGCCAACGCGGCCACCCGGTTATAGGAGCCATCGTAACCCAGCTCCACCAGATCCACGTAGAGTTGCTTGGCGGTCCGCTTCTGCTTGCGGGATTTCTTGGATTCCACCCGCAGCCAAGCCGACAGCTTGTCCGCGAAGGGATCGAGTTTGCTGGGGCGCACCGGAACCTTGAAACTGGGCTCCACCGCATCGGAACGCAGGTATTTGCGAATGGTGTTGCGCGATAGGCCGGTCCGTCGCTTGATCTCCCGAATGGAAATCTCCTGCCGGAAATGCCATCGGCGGATCACACTGAGTAAGTCCATGTTGATCACTCCGAGACCCTCCGACTGACAGCCGGAGGGGAGGGAAACATGGGTCAATTCTCAGTGGAAACTTATAGCGCCCCCGGGTCACATCTCAGTGGCAATCAACAATCAGCAGAGGTTGCTTTCCGGTCGGGGTCCAGATGGAAAACGCATCGGTGGTGAACGCGGTATCGACGTAGCCATTCTGGTTGATGATGCCCAATCCGCCCACGACCTTGGTGCCGTTTACTTCCGTCTGGACCTTGAACGTGACTTGGCTGCTCATCAGCCCGTTGATGTCGCTGATGAGCTGGACATTCTGTTCGTAGCTGGCCCCGTTCTGGGGATTGAGGCGAGTGTTAATCGCGTTGATTTGCTCAGCCCTTGCGCCGTTGTCATCAACCTGCGTTTTGGCGTTGGCCTTGATAATGGACACGATGCTGTTGCCGCTTGCCTCATCGAAGACACTGCTGCTCAGGGTTTTTACGCTTTCTGCGACCACCCCGTCTGCGTCGATATAAGCCCGCTCAATTCCCTGAATGGCGGCTTCGCGGGCTTCTGTCTCATCCTCGATCTTGACGCCTAGTTCCTCGATGCGCTCCGCGAGGGCTCCGTCTCCACCTTCATCGATGACGATCCGTTCCAGCTCGCTGATCTTGCCTTCCGTGTCTCCAATGCGGACGCCCATGTCAGTGATGCTTTCCGCCAGCGCCTCGTCGTCCTCAGCACGGACGCGACGTTCCTCTCTGAAGGCGGCACTCACATCCTCGCCATATTCGGCGATCATCTGCGTCACTTCGGAGGCCGAAGCGAAGTCCAATCCCGCAATAGTCTCGCGGACATTCTTAAACCCGGCCTCGACCGTTTCCTCGCCGTTTTCGACGCGGCTGGTAAGCTGAGTGATTTGCTCGGCTACCAGATTGCCGTTTTCATCTACTCGGGTCCCGAGGGCGGTGATCGCGATGTGGTTCTCGCGATGGAGTGCGCCCTGCGCCTTGCCGATAGCCTCGCCATATTTGAGATTGAGTTCTTTCAGGTCGGCAATCGGCTCGACCATTGCGGGCAGGACGAGCGATTTGAAGTTCTTGCGGATGTCATCGACACCAGCCTGAACCTCATCGACCTTTTGCCCGACGCCATTGACCGCTTCATCAACTGCATCCTTCAATGCGGACGAAATCTCGTCGTCACTATGAGTGACGAAGCAGCGGCGACTACCGACACGGACCTTATGGGCGCGGGTCGCGGTCGCAGGCATTGCAATGCTGAGAACGACAGGTGCCGACGCTTTTGATTGGCGTAGCATGATCGGGGCTTTGCTGCTGACGTTCCTGCCAAAGCGCCAGATGCCATCGCGGTCAGGAAATACATATGCCGCGACGTGCGAGGCCGCTTCGCGGAGGAAGTCACCGACGCTGATCGCCGGATCACTGTCGTCCTCCGGCTCGTCCCGGCCGTCGAGATAGTTGCCCCATGTGTGGGGAAAATCGCGGTCGAGGGCTTCTGCTCCATCCGTGTCGATCTTGTCCGCAGGAACACCCGCGATTTCCCGCAGCATCCATGCGGCAATCGCGCCAAAGCTGCTGAGTGGCTGGCCCCTATCGGTTGCGCCGATCACGTCAGCGGTGATCTTGCCGAACGGCTCTGCACCAAGGCGATACATGCCGACGGCTGGAGCCTTAGCCCAAGTTCCCGGGGGTAGCTGCTTAGCGGTGAGGCCGATCAGTTCCTCATAGCTGGCGACGGTATATCTCGCAGCACCGAGGGGCAGAGCGTTCTCGTAAACGGCCAAGACATCGCCGGTCGGGCCATAGCCATGATACTGATAGACCAGATATTCCATGTCGAACATGGGCGGTTCGATGTTCTCGACAGTGCCGATGGCGAAGGGCTTCAATTGGCCTTTGAAATCCGCAAGGCTCTCCGATGCACCAGTGCCTGCGTAGGAGGATTTCAGAACCTCCTTCTTCAATTCGGCTTCTGGACCGAGCAACGGTAGCTGGGCGTTGGCCATATCAGCGGCAACCGACATGGAGCCGACACGGCCAGCCGGGATCTGTCGGTAGCTGGAAAGCGGTGCGCCATATTCGCCCCACATCAAACGGCATGGATAGCCGTCGAAATCATAACCCGGCCAGTGGGCGTTACGCATGTCCGCACTCAGGCGCAGACCGATGGTGCCATAGTCGATAGAAATTTCGCCGGGAACGCCATTGTCGGTGAGCGCCATGGAGCGGGCAGGGGCACCGATCAGGCAGGGCGTATATTCGTGGTCATCATCGAACGCGACGGGGCCGTGACCGGGCGAACACATATGCAGCACGACCGTCTGCTTCGCTTTCGGATCGAACGCCGTAACCTCTGCGAGAAAAACCCTTTTCACTCTGCCACCCCATATCCTGTCGGATATTTAGCGGGGCTGGCCGCTCGCATGTGTTAATGTCATACTTGGGTGGTTAGGCGACATTCGGCTTTCGCTACAAAAAAACGAAAAACCGACTTTAATCCCCCATCAAAATGGCTTCCTCGATCTGATTATCCATTAGCTGGGCGATGCTGACGCGGAATGCGTCGAGATTGGGATAGTTCGTCTGGAACATGCCGCGTGCTCGGTTATGAGGTTTGTGGTCGTCCGCCACCTCAAACCGCATCACCAAATTCCCGCGTTTATCAGCGGGCGAGATTTCAAACCGCAGGATGAGATCGTCGCCTTGCTGCATTTCAAAGCCCCATTGTGCAACTACGGGACTATCTTCCTTAATCGGATACACGCTCAGCGCCTCGCCAAACTCCTTGACGTCCTGCCATTGAACCCAAAAGCCGCCGGTTCCTGAAAAATCATCTGTCACGACTGACACAGAAAGACGACCGAAGTCATCTCGAGTCTTTTTCGGATCAAAGAAGCTAGAGTCGTACTGATATTTGAGTGTGAGCTTGTTCATCACGGCACTTTATGGAAGCGAAGGCATGTCCGCTATGTAGAAATCACAGGCCTGCCCGCAATGGCGATTTCTGGTCGTTTTTTGAAGCGCGACCTTAAGCGCGCAATCCAGCGATCTGCATGTCGGTATCCCACCAGTTGTGGTAAGGGTTCTGGCCCTTCCAATCGACCTTCACGCGGCCATAGACGGTCCAATGCTGCGCGGTTTCGAGGTTGTCGGGTTCAGGCGCGAATAGCACGGCCTTGGACCTGCCGACCGTCATCATGAAAGCGTCGAAGCGGTTGAACGTCGCCTCGTCCATAGCGCCAAGCGTCGCCTTCACGGTCGGCCTAGCGGCATATTCCTGCACATCCTCATAATTCGGGCCGCTGGTCAGGATGCTGTCATCGACCTGACCCTTTTCCCAATTGAAGTCGATGCCCGATGGCACTTCAATCCGCTCGCCCATGATGATGCGCGCGGCTTCAATCTGACCGGCTGGATTGCCGGGTGACGTGAAATCGAAACGCCAGAACAGCGATTGCAAGGTCTGGCCAAGGTCGACCATGGTCTTCGTCGTATAGGGGGCGAGCTTCTGCCCCTCAAATGCTGGCACCGGGCCGCTATCATAGACGGGAGCCGAGAGCGTTCCATCAACCGTGGTGGCCGCACGGATGCGGACGGTATCACTGGCGCGCAGATTGCTGTGAAGGATTGCCACGGTATCGACGGGCGCTGAGCAACGCATGACGACATAGATGCCATCCAAGCCGATGGAGCGCCACGCCATGTCCATATTATCATTGGCGAGATTCGCACCGGGCGAAGCGGGGATTTCAAAGCTGGTCGTCTCGAATGACAGCGGGGCGGAAGCCAAGAAAAATGGGTTCTCGATCATGTCTGCGGCCCCTTGATGGTGATGGTGGTAAGCCAGTTCTGGTAGTCGACCACGACGCTGACCACGCGCAGGAGGTCGGTCTGATCGACCGGCCAGTCTGGGAAGTTGCAGGTGAATGTGGGCGGGGAACCGATGAACGACTGATCGTCGCAAACATCGACGCCAGCCAGCACGACCTCATATGCCTGTGACACATGCTTATGCTCATCCATGATTTCGTCGGCCAGCGCACCGGCGGCAGCTAGGTCGAGATTGGTTTCGAGTTTGATGACACGCGCCTGCGGCTGGACGGCAAGCACCTCAGGTGCGGACCTTTCCTCAAACCGGTATTCCTCTTTCACGAATGCACCGCGATTTACATCAATGGCCATTTAGCACCTCCCCACTATTTACACGGTGCCAGCCTGCTTGCCGTTCACTGCTGAGCCGTTCCAAAGGGCGGAGATGTTCTGGCCACGCTCGATAGCTACCAAAAGCTGCTGGGTCAGGCTGTTGCCAATCTGCTGCTGCTTCAACTGTTCAGCGATAAGCTGGGTCTGGGTATCCACGGCTTCGACCACGCCAGTCGAGTTTTGCGCGTAGATATTCTCGGCATACCTCGTCGCGCTATCGGTGGCGTCTAGCAGTCGGTTCCTGATGTTCTGGGACTGAGCGGTAGCCGTGCCGTAAATGTCCTTGGTCATGTCCCAAATGTCGCTACCCAGAGTGGTCAGTGCGGAGGTATCGACGGACTTGCCCGAAGCCAACGCGCTCTCATAATTCGCGAACTCAGCCAGCTTACTATCGAGACGGGACTTGGTGCTAAGGCCAGAGCCTTCTCCCATCAGCTTGTCGCGGAAGGATTTCAGGTCCGATAGCTGATCCTTGAGCATGTTTTCGCGCTGGATCATGTAATAGCGATCCACATTGGCCAGTTCGGCAGCGGTCGCGCTGTTGGCGACCATCTCGTCGCGCAGCTTTCGGAATTCGTTGTTCAGTTCGGCGAGCGGAGCGCCGATAGGATCATCAATGCGGGCCAGTTCCTTGACGATGTTCTCATATTTCGTCGCGAGGGTGACGGCGCGGTCTAGGTCCTGCGCCGCCGACAGGACGCGCTTCGAGAAATCGGTGATGCCCGTAAGGACGCCCTTCTGGAGCGCGGTCTTGATCGCGAATTCAATCGCGGTTTCTTCCCCCTCCTTGCCGAAATCAACAATATCGGATCGACCGCTGCCACCTTTGAGCTTGCCCGTTCGACCCGTGGTCGAGACGCGCCATTTGCCCTTATACTGGCCAATGGAGATATTGGGATTGCCGGTGATGCTGCCGCCTAGCTGATCCGCGATAGCGCCGATGCTATCCATGACCGCGCCAGCCGCCGTGCCCGCTGCTGCCTCATAGGCCGCTTTGTTGCCCGTGACGCTGCTGCCCAGATAGCCGTCATCACCAAGAGTGATGTCGGCCGTGCCGTATCGCTTCTTCTTGAACATGCCGCCAATCAGGCCGCCACCAATGGAACCGATCAGACCACCAATAGGACCGCCGACAACCGAACCGATGCCGCCACCGATGGATGCACCAGTTTTGCTGCTGTTGATGCCGAGCGTCTTCATCAGGCCGTCAGCCATCTGGCCCATCTGAACGCCGCTCGCCGCCGCGCCCAATGTGTTGCCGATCGCGCCGGCGACGCTGCCCGGCCCCTTGCCGGTGAAGATCTTCTTCATGTCGCGCTTGAAGCCGTCGAAGCCGCTGCTGAGGCTCTTCAATGGGTTGAGCAGGGCAGACTTCTGACCGTTGCGGCCAAGCAGGGAATCCAACGTGTTCTGCGATGCCTTCGCGGCGGCCTGGCCAATGCCGGTGAGGGTGCCGTCGCTATTCTTGCCAAGCATGTCGATGATGGAGCCGATTGCACCAAGGCCAGCAAAATCACCCTTGGCGGCATTGGCCAACCCGGAAAGAAGTTGCCCGAATTTGGAAATGGCTTTCCCGAACGTGCCGGTGAGCTGGTTGCCCAACTGGTCGATGCTTTGACCCAACTCATATTCAAAGCGGGTGGCAGTTTCCGCCACGGCGCGATCAAGGCCATCAACGGAGCGGCGATACTGCTCTTCCGTGATCCCGCCGTCCGCGACCGGCTTGGAACGGAGGACGTCTAGACGCTTACGATCTACATCGAACTGCTCCATCTTAAAGCGGTCAGCTTCAAAGGCGCTATATTGCGACAGCAGGCTTTCGCGGTCCTTGAGCATCCTATTCTGGCGCTCGATCTCAAACGTCTCGCCAGCGCGGGCCTTAATAATGGCAAGCTGCTGCTGATACAGGTCGCCGGTAATATCGACCTTATCCTCAAGAGCGCGGCTTTCGAATTCCCATGCGGCTTCCGCCATGGCCGCTTCCTTGTCGGTCATGGTCAGTTTGCGCTTCAGGAAATCCAGTTCGGCTTTGCCATTGTCGTTGGCGACACGCATGTCCGTGAGCAGCTTGGCAGCACGGGTTTCGTCCATCAGCGTGGACAGTCGTTCCTTTTCGGTCGTGGTTAGTTCCTTGCCGCCGAGACGTTGTAGGTCCATCTGCGCGGTATATTTCTCAGCCTCTACGGGCATGAGCGCCGCGATCGTGCGGTTCTCCTCCATGACCGCCCAGAATTCCTCAGCGGCCTTCTGCTGACGCGCAGCGGCCTTCGCCGCGCGTTCGGCCTCGCGCTCTGCATCCGTCTTTCTACCTGCGCCGTTCTTTTCGGTCGGAGTGCCTGCGGCTGGTCGCAAGTTACCGCTGCCACCTGTCTTCTTCGGCGGGGGCGGACCCAGCTTGCGAGATTCGTTCAAGAGCTTCTGGTCGTTCCAGTCCTTGGGCACATTGTCGCCCGTGCGCTCACGATAGGCACGTTCCAACTTGGCGCGGGCTCGATCACGATGGGATTGGGCAGCACTGCGGAGGAAACGACCGCGATAATCGCTGGGGGCGGTTTTGTTCGTGGGCAGCGCATCGAGTTCAATCACCGCACCGCTGTCCTTGCCGCCAAGGAGACTGTAGCCGCGTCCGAAGTTACGAACGTCATCGATCACGCCGAGGACGCCTGCAATCTCATTGCGAAGACCCTGCCAGCGCGCAGAGATTAGATCGGCGGCGTTGATACCCTCATTCTCAAGGGGCTTGAACGCGCCGACCAGGCCCTCGAAGCTATCACGGATTTCCGCACCGGCATCGGCAGCGGCATCCGAGATGGAGCGCATATTGTCATTGCCCTGATCGGCGAAATTGTAGAGCGCCTGACTGAAACCACCGCCCTGATCGAACGCACCAAAGGTGACGGTCGCGAGGTTGGTCAGGGCCGTGAACGCATCGCCGAATGTCTTCGGCATCTGCTTGAACTCTTCGTCCAGCGCAGCGGTAAAGCGCGTGTCGGTGAATGCACGGAACAGCTTGTCGGCGGTCAGTTCGCCTTCGCTGGCCATCTTTTTCAGTGCGCCGACTGGGACATTCATGCTGTCTGCGAGCAGCTTCATCAGGCGAGGGCTGTTCTCCGCAAGGGAGCGGAACTCGTCGCCGTTCAGTTTGCCCGACGACAATGCCTGACCAAGCTGGAGGACGGTCGATGCCGTTTCGCCCGCGGTTGCACCGCTGATCTTGAGGGACTTGGTGACGGTTTCGGTCGCGCGGGCAATCTGCTGCTGGGAAGCGTCCAGACCCTTACCGCTGGTCATCAGCTTGCCGTAAAGCGTAGCGGTCGAGGTAAGCTCACTACGAGTGGAAGCGGCGATCCTGCGAACGTCTTCCTGCGCCTGACCATAATCGGCAAAGCCACGGGTCGCGAGGCGCAGCTTCGCTTCCATGTTCGCGGAAGCGTCGGCCATTTCGATGAATTTGGCGGTGATGCCTGCGAGGATCGCGGCAGCGCCAGCGCCCTTGATACCGGCTAGGCTACGACTGAATGTCGTGATGCCGATGGTCGTCGAACCAAGCGCACCATTAAGGCGACGGCTGGAGTTTCCTACTCGATCAAGTGCCCGCTCAGCCTGTGAGCCACCACGTTGAGCGCCAGTTGCGTCGATAGTGATGCGGATGGTTGTGTCAGACATCGAATAAGCAGGCTCCGCGCTATTGGGGTCTGCTTATTTATCGGGGGTGCTAACTGGCCTTGGGCTTGTCGTCCTTGACTTCTGACAGGACTACAGCGTCCATTGCCCGAATGATTGCCCAGAGCATTTCAGCTTCGTGCAAAGTGAGCCGATACCTGTCAGCATATTTCATGGTGTCGTCCCAGCGCAGCTTACTGGCAGCAAAGCCGACATCGCGCATCGACCCGATGGCGAGGAAGGCGTTCCAGAAGAATTCGCAATGCTGGGGGAGGGTAGGCTGATGGGCCTGCGCTTCGGCCAATTCGATAACGGAAGAATGCTCGAAACGGCCTGCCTTGATGGCGGCGCTGGCCTCTTTCTCCAGTCGCTCCATGCGGGCGAAGTCAGGAGAAAGCTGCCAGCGAAGATACTCAGTTAGTTTTTTTTATCGTCCTCAAGGGCTTCTGTTTGGAAGTTGCTTTCTTCGGAACTGAACTCGTCCAACTCCTGAAAAATCCAGTAGGCGCGCTTGTCGGAGAGATATGCGACGAGGTTGGATGCGGTATGCTTCCAAGCGCCGTCACCCTTCACAGGGATGCCAGCACTCTTAGTGACATAGTTCTCCACGAACATGCGGATAACGACACCACGGCGCAGCATCACGTCATCTTCTGTCTGGGGATTGTCGATGCGATCCCTCTCGCGCTTGCTCAGCTTTGCAGTGGCGCGCTTCCATTCCAGCAGCCACTTGGGCGAGTTTACGAACTGATGCTTGACGTGGAAAACGCCATAGCACTTGCCGTCCTTGATCACTTCAATCTCGCGGACTTCATCGTCAGCCACGCTGGGGAGGTCAAAATCAAATTCCATGTAACACCTCAGGTTTTTTACCATGCAGCGTTCTGCTGCCCAGTATTTATCCTGAGGCTCAGTCATGGGTTGGGGCGGTGGAACCTGATAACCACCGCCCCGCAGAAGCTGTTCTGGCCTATTAGGCGACAGGCAGCTTCTGGATCATGATGTCGGTGCCCGACACGGCATCGCCCAGCGGCGAGAAGGTCACGCTGACCATCTGGTTCGCGCCATCTTCGCTATCCTCAGGGAAGCTAGGCTGTGCGGCTGGAATGATGAACCTGTAGCCAGCGCCGTTGAATTCCACGTCGAACGAGATGCTGACGGCTGGGTTTTCAATGCCGTTCTGGATCAGGTTTTCAGGCCCGAAGTCCTTGCGATAGAGCAGGGCGACCAGTTCGATGGTCTTACCGGCAGTGCCGATGCCGCGCGCAAATGCCGAACCCAGCTTGCCCTGTGTCGCACGATCTTGGGTTACGGTCAGGTTCAGGGTCGAATAATCGACCTCGCCGAGACCGCCGATGGCGATGTTCTTCACGTCAGGACCAGCGAACTTCGGCGCAGTGCTGGCATCCGCATAGGTCGCACCGGCAATGGCGTTGTTCGATGGGGTAGCGCGGCCACGACCAAGAACCGTGAAGTCGGCAGTCACGATGCCTCCGAACTCAGCGGTCAGGGCCAGTTCCGAAACCTGACAGCCAAAATAGCGGGTGAACATATTGGTGGTGCCGTCGATCCACTTGCGCTCGACGGTCAGGTCAGTCTCTTTCGTGCCTGCCTTGAGCAAGCCGTCCTGATCGAACTCGCCGGAAAAGGCGCTCTCCAGCAGGAAGTCAGTCGCCGCGTCGTCGGCAGTGAATTCCGTGTTCAGAGTGCCTTCAACGCGGGGATTGACGAGGCGCTGACCGGCATTGGTGCGGCCCTTGCGTCGAGTGGCGCTGACGATTGGATCAGCGGTAGCGTTCAGGTTGGAACCAACAATGGTTTCCAGACGGACGAAGGCAGGAGTTGCAGGCGTTGTCCCGGCAACAGTCTCCTTCACAATCGCAAATTCGGTATCTGATGGATTAATTGCCATCGGGCGGCCTCCTATTATTATTTTCTAGGCCGCGTTGGCCTCCGCCTATTTATGCGGAGGTATGAGGAGTTGGCGGCAACGGCCGCGATGGGTGGGAAGCGGACTGTCAGCTTCTGGAGAGTTGATCGACGATAGATGACCTTGCTCGGTAAAAAATATTCGGCAACATTCGTCCCGTTGCGGTCATCCGGAAGCGGAGAAAACAATTGCTATGTCTACCGGTCCGAACCTCCAAGAATGGAACTTTCAATCAGTCGCCGTTATGCAAGCAATGCTTGGTATGCTTTCGCAAAATTTTCGTCGCGTCACGCTTAGCCATGACGGAAGTCAGTGGTTGGTAGACTTCGTGCTTGAGCGCGAAGATGCTGAAGATCGTGAGGAAATTGAAGATTTCGAAACCGAATGGGATGCGTTGCAAAGTGGACCGGTGCGACGTGAGGTCCGAACTATCGTGGAGTCCGGACCGCTCTCTCTGTCTGTATGGCCCACGCGCGGCTTATACCAACGTCGAGAGGCAGTTGCTCAGCGGGACTGAACGGCAGCTAACCACCAGATTCTGCAATTCACTCTTCGGATCGCCATCGAAATGAATGACCGGTGTCAAGGATACGGATGGTGTGAAGGAGTGACCAAAAATGGTCGTTATTCTCCTTTGCGGACCAACCGATTTACCAGCCATCGAACAGCAAGCCCTGTGATGAGCGCAACTGCAGCGGATGGCAGCATGACATGCGACCAAAAGCCCTTACCGCATGGAATATCAGGTGCGCAGTCACCCAAGGCCTCCACCATTAAGAGTATGGTGAAGATCGGGAGGGTGATGAGCAACGACATACCGCAGCCCCACTTGCCGCCCCGCGTTCCGCCACATCGGTATCTGCCGTCATCCATCCGGCGATATTACCGAGCTAATGAACGTCCGCTAGTGGCATCAACAAATCGACCGGCGAACGGCAAAGTCTGGTCGTTATGCGACGAACCGCATTTGCTGGCTATACCGGCTCGACGCGGCTGGACCGATAGGCGATTTTCACTGCAATCATGTAGTGGGTGGTGCTGGAAATGACATCGGTGGTGATGGCCCCGCAGCGCAGCGCGCCATCAGGATTAGTCCAATGCGCCAAGACAGCCGCGACCTTATCAGCCAGCGCCCAAGCGTTCGCATCGGCTTCGCCAATTGGAATAGCGACATGCACCCAAACGCGACCTTCACGAATCACCCTATGACGGTCGCTGCCGAGATTGCTTTTCGTCTCGGTGCCGGGGCGGACAGCGAAGCGAACGAACCTCGGCAAGGGGGCAGTTCCGGCCTTCGCGTTGTCATGGATCAGGGGCGCGGACTTGTCAGTCCATAGCGCGATCATGCGCTTGCGGAGAATGTCGATGTCAGTGGAATGGCCCATTAGCGCACCCCCGCCTTGGCGGCGTCGATGCTGCGCTCAACCCAGCCTGACGGCTTGGTCACGGCATTGCCCGCGTTCAGACCATCGATGTGCGGCTGGTTGTTGATGATGTTGATCGTGCCGCCCAGCTTGGCGGTTGCAATCTGAGATTGGCCCCGTGCGAGCGCGCCTGCTCCGCCGGGATCGGGACTATCAAGCGTGCCCTGCGGGACGGTATTAACGCCCACCTGCCAATCGCCGACTGTGACGCTCGTATCCTCTGGCGTGCCCTCTACGACCCCTTGTAGGACGGCATTGGCTAGATCGCGGTTCACTCGCTCCGCGTGCGCGATGGCTTTGCGCTTAGCGTCCGCGAGGCTCTTCGCGACCTCGCCCATGTTCGTGATGCCGGAGCGGGCCATTATTTTAGCACCGCTTCATAGCGGATGACGGTCAAGCCATTGGGTGCGACAGCCTTTACGGTATCGATGGTATGCGTGGTCTGGCCAACAATCAGCACATCGTCTGGAAAAGGCTCGTGCCTATTGTCCAGCATGGCGACGGTGCGGACGCCTAGCAGCGCCCCGGCGTTCCAGAACTCCTTGTCCCGAATGACGCCGCGAACGCGAACGTCGCGAGTAGTGACAGGGACAACATCCCCGTTGGCATCATAACCGCCGCCGCTGGTGCGACGGAGAATGAAGCTGCCGCCCAATGGGCCTGCATAGAGCGTAGTCACCGCGCTCGCGAAATTCTCATAGACGGTCGCCATTATCGCGCACCGCCAGGACGAACGATTGAAGCGCCCCTGAACGAACCCCATTTGGACAAGCGCATGAACACGGCATCGGCCGCCGCGACAGCATTGGCGGGCTTGATCGTGCCAACGCCGTCCAGCTTCAATTCCGATGCGTTAAACGCATTGTCCTGCCAGAGCGTGATGTTGCGGACCTTGAAGGCTGCTAGGATCGCCTGCGCTTCCAGAACCTCTGTCGGGACTAAATCGTTTGGCAGCAGGACCGGCGTGTTGGACAGGCCGGGGCTTTCAAAATGGATGAAGCGCGCAAAGTCCTCGTAGCAGGAATCAAGGTGAGGGAAGTTGCGAGGATACCAGTCGGAACCGGGCGTCCTGCCTTCGATGACGACGCCCTTGCGCGGCCATGCCAAAGGCTGGAGCGGATCAACCGGCTGGCCCTTGAATGACCACATGCGCGAAATCTCTTTCGCGGACTCGATCAGGTAGGGTTCGTCGCCGTCGCTGAGTTCCGGGCTGATGCCCAGCAGCGGATGGACGAAATCGGTCAGGAACTGGTTCGCCTGAACGATGGTCTGCCAACTATTTGCGGTTGCCCCGGAGGTTTCCAATCCCATGCTGCGCCCTCATTTTGAGTGTTCGCAGCTATTTATTTGCGGTGACGATTAGTGATTTCGGTCATGTTGCAACATCCCCTCCATCCATTCGTTCGATGGTCGAACAGCAGGAGAGACGGGTTGCGACTGGTAGGTGCACTAAGTTGCTTGTTTGCCCTGGCGGCTTGTAATCAGGAGCCGATCCCACAAGCGAATGGGGATGCTGAGGGACGTGTTCCTACCGCTGACGTTCAGAACGACGCCGGCGATAATGCCGGTGCTGCTGTCGCGTCAGAGGCCTTAAATGCAAATCTGCCTAAGTCCGAACCCGACGACAGAGACGGTCAGTCGGGTAGCCAATCCAAAAAGCGTTCCTGCTATTTGGAAGTGGATGGGGTTATCCACGTTGACGGACCCTGTCTGGTTTTCCCGATGGGAGGTGACCAATACACTTTAAATACATGGGACGATGGCAAGCCTGCCCAATCCCATTTTGCCATCGTCTCGCGCGATACAGATGATCGGACAACTGCTACATGGAATAAAGACCCGGACGATACCCGCGCGTTTGATCCGCTCGGCGTTGTCCGAAAAGTCGATGGATGCTGGGTGAACGAACGAGCGCGAATTTGCGCGCGATAGTCATTTCGTCGATGGCGCAGCAGGGATTACTTGCCGCCGCCAATGCGGATTGACCGCTCGTTGCAGCGGTGAATCGTCATCTGGTAGCCCGACTGACCTGCTTCGCCGTAGCAAATACCAGCATTTTGCAGCCGAGTCGTCGCGTCTTCACGGTCCTCGCAAGCCTTGAGCGTTGCGGGATCATCGCCTGATCCTCCCCGGCATTGTTCATTAAGGCGACGCCAATCATTGATCAGCGCGGTTTCCTTTGCGGTCCATTCGGGCGCGTCCTTTTCTGGCATCGACGCTGGAACAGGATTGACGTTAATCTGCGCATTTTGAAACGAGGTAGCTTCATCTTGTCGTTCGCTCGTTCCTGACGAGCAAGCAGAGACGATAGCTGTGATGAACGCGAGGGCGAGAAGGGCAGGTGATTGTTTCATCAAGTGCCAACGATCGTGGCTTGATTAGGATCATTCTATAGCTGGCGGTTAGAGGCGCGTGCTCGATGACAGAATGGCCCGTCCTGACGGACGAGCCATTCCATTTTTAATGCCGAACGGCTTACGCGGCGGTCAGGACCAGAGCGCGGATTGCCTTATAATCGACAATCGCTGCACCAGTGCGGCGACGGGCGCTATATTTCACGAACTGTGGTTCGGTGATTGGGTCAACGACCCACTTCATCGTGCCATAATCCGCGATGGTGTATGCCTTCTTGAAGTCCGCGAGGATCGCAGCAGGCTTGGCCGTGCTGATCGCCGTCGCAACGTCTGGCATCATGTCGTCCACGACATAGCGGACGCCGTAGATGGTGCCGCCGGGCAGACCGGAGATCGATGCATCAGCAGGTGCCCAGACTGGACGACCGTTCTTGTCCTTCTCCTGCATGACCTTGAGTTCAAAGTCGGACGAGATGACGAGGACCGCGCCAGCAAGGTAGTTGCTGTGGAGTGTCGAACGCAGGACCAGAACGGCATCGCTCAGAGCGCCGGTGCCATCTTCGTTGACCGCTGGAGCCTCGACCTTCGCCAGAACGCCGAAGCTGTCGGTGAACTTGTTGACGGTGCCGGTCGAAAGAGTTTGTGCCAGAAGGCCCATGCGGGTGGAGGTCACGCCAGCAACGTCTTCAACGCTGTTCTGGGTCGTGCCGTTGAGGAACTGGTCGCTCTCCTTTTCGGAGATGTTCAGGACCATGCTGTCCTGTAGTTCCTGCGCGAGATTCAGGACGCTTTCTGGCTCGTCCGAAACCCATGCGGTGTGGCGCTGCTGGTCCGTGACATCGGCGAAACCCCAACGCAGCTTGGCGAAGGTATCGACGGTGTTGAGGTCGTAGGCAGCCTTTTCAGTCTTCGTCAGCGCGGCACCGGAGGTCTTGACCTTGATGATGCGTTCCAGATTGCCAGACACAGACAACACGCGAGCGAGTGCGCGGATCGGGCTGGCCTTGTTCAGTGCGCGGGTGATTTCGCTGTCGAAGTGGGTAGGGATCGTGTGACCACCTTCCACGTTGACCGTGCGGCTGAATTCGTCGGCCTTGATGTCGCCATCGGTGACAGCGTGGCGGCCCTTGACGAACGCGAACTGCGCGACGCGCAGATCGTCGGAGGCATCTACTGTCTGGGACTTGGTAGTGGACTTGCGCGCCAGTGCTTCGGTCGCTGCTTCGATAGCGGCTTCCTGCTCAACCTGCTTATCCTGTAGGGACTTGATTTCGGCATAGAGGGTCTGGACCTCTGCCTTGTTAACAGCGTCCGCCGAATTGGCCTTGGTCGCCAGTTCGTCAAACAGCTTCTGGATATTCTCGTTCACTATTCACCTCTGATTTCGAGTTCAGAGGAGGGCGAAAGCGAGTCCTTCTGTTATAAGAGGGCGAGTCCTGAACGGAGTGCCGGTCAGCATTCCTGCTGACGCTTTATTTATCGATCGAAAGCCTGCTTGATGCGGTAGGACAGCCAAGCATCTTCAAATGCCTTCTGTAGCTGTTCATCATCTTCTGATGCTGCCGCCTCGATTATCTCGGTTGGATCGAGCGCGACTTCTGCCAGCATGTCATCATGGGCAGTGCCGTTCGCCACGGCGCGCAGCGTTTCCGCGAAATCCGCGAGGCGCTGCTGATCCTCAAGGCTCAGGTCGCTGTAGCTTTCGCCGATGTTGCCCTTCACGGCGCTGATGACGGCCAGCTCGTTGCAGGGGAAAGTGACTGCGCTGATCTCATGGAGCGCAATTTCCTTGAGGCGCAGGACACGACGGTCCTTCACGCGGTCGGCCTGCTTCTGGATCACCCGATAGCCGATGGAGAAGCTGTCCAGCGTTCCATCAAGAAACTGCTGGCGGACGTTCTGACCATCATGGCTTTCTGAGAAGCGGGCTTTGAAATACAGGCCTTCGTCGCTGTCGCGCAGTTCAACGATCTTACCGATAGGGCGGTCATGACGGTGGTGGGCAAGGAAGGGCATTCCCTTTCTGCTGCCGTTGAAGCGATCTAGGGTTCGGGCATATGCCCCGCGTTCCACGATATCACCGGCATGGTCGATGTTGCCATATGTGGACGCCAGACCTTCGACCTCGTTCTCCCTGATAGGAGCGGCTTTGAAACTCTTCGTCAGAAATTGCATGGTCATAAGCGTCTGGTTCCTATCAGTTCCTCTTGCCGTTATTTATTGCGTTACCCGCGCTGATCGGCGCGGCGGCTGGTATCTGCGCCGTGGCCAACGATGCGGGGTTTGGCTGTTTCGGGCTGCTGCTGGGGTTCCTTGTCACCACTAGAAGTGGCGAACGCTTCGCCAGCACCGGCAACCGGGATAGGGACATTGCCCCATTCCACGGGCGGCCAGCCCATCGATTCTCGATACTCGTTGAACGTCAGCGCGCCGCGACCGGCCATCTTGTCGACCTGCTCCAGCTTATCGTCCTGGAGGTATGGAAGCTGGGTTTCATCAATCGTGAGGGACAACTTCAGGTCGCCCATCTCTTCAGCCAGAAAGGCTTGAAGATGGCCAAGGATGAATTCGGCGCGGGGCTTGAGCCAGCCAGTATAGAAGGTGCGATCCGCCGTTCGCATGTTCATGCCGGTGGTTTCGCCCTCAAAGCCCAGCATGACCGGCTGGACGCCAAGCGCCATTGCGATGCGGCGTTCCAGAGCCTTCACGACATCAACAATGTCGAGTTCCGCGAAGGTCATCTGGTTTTCGATGAAGTTCGACCCGGCGACCAGACCCTTGAGTTCGTCGTCGCTGCGAAGGCGCTCCATCGTGTCGCGCAGCTTTGCCCAATCATCGTCGGTCATGTCGTCCAAGCCGTCGATCTCTGGCAGCGTGATCCAGCCTGCCTTGCGACCGCCATTGGCGAAACGGGCATACATGAGTTTCGTAGCGGCGGCATATGCCGAGACATCGGCCAAGATAGCGTCGCCGGCTCCTGACCCCTGTAAGGCGCTCAGCGGGTTATAGATGCTGATTTGCAGCACGGCCCCGTCGATGACCTCATAGCGATTGGTGCCGTGGATGATGCGTTCGACCATCTGCGTGCGGCCGAAATCGTCAGGGTCCATCGTGAAGATGAGTTCTGGCTTGCTGGTGCCGGTCAGGCGTTTCGACGGGTCGTAGAGGATGCGGTTCTGATCCGGCTCCTGATACATGAAGTCGGGGCGAAGCCCTTCAATGACCGGCCTGCTGGCAATCTCTTTGTTGAGGAACAGCCAATTATCGCCGCCGATGCCAAGGTCCGTTTCGATCACACGGAGTAGGTTGCTCATCGTGCGGTCGCGGAAATTGGGCTTGGTCAGGACTTTCTTGGTCGCCTTGCTGGCGCCTTCGATCTTGATCGTGATGCTGGCCAGCTTCTCGGCGCGGATTTCAAAGCAGCGACGGCTAACCGGGCATTTGTAGAGCAGCTTCTTGGCGCGGGCTGCGAAGTTCTCTTCGTCCGTCCAAACGCCTGAAAGGCCGCCCGTGCTGAACATGCCGCCTACGCTGCGGCGACTGCTGGGCCTTTCGACCTTTCCGTAATCACGAGATTTCTGCCAGAACCACGCCACTGTGCCACCGTTATTTGGTTGATCTACAGGGTATTTAGCGAGACGAGGGTCGAAGCGTGGACGGTGGTCACGAGGCGACCTCAGCCCCTTCCTCTGTTTTTTCAATTGCCCCTTGTTTGGCTTTGAGGCTGTCACCACTAATGGGAGCCGCCTTAGCTGAGGAGCAATTCGCCCATGCCGTCACTTACCCACATCGGTCCAAACCGTCTCAAAAATGACATTAGTCTGGACATGAAAATATCACCCGGACCGCTGGGCCAACTGCTGTGGTCGCAGCGGCAAAAAATACCCGATTACGACCCTAAAAGCCGTTATGTAATCTACTGCGCGAACAGCTATTACGATATCACCGAAGACGGCTACGCCAATCTCGGACCAGATTACGATTAGCGAATTTCGCCTGCCGTATCGGTGACTTAGGATGACAAAGATACTCACAGGCGTCCTAGATCAACGACTGAGAATCTCTGCTTGGGCTTGGTTCCGAGCAGATGGTTCACGCCTTGCGTGAAGGCGTCGCCACGGTCAGGGCTGGACTTCATATCCGGCTCCCATTCGACAAGCTGCGTTTCCAGCTTATCCGACCGGCGCAGCAGCTTCACCTTGCCCATCTGGCAATGGATGAACGCTTCCTCCGCACGGGCATATTTGCTCTTCACGGCGGTCACGGGGATCACTCGAAGTGAGAAACCTGCTTCCAACGCCATCTTGCGGAGTAGGGCAGGGCCGGACTTCTGGTTGTTATCCTCGAACAGCACGAAGTCACCGGGCTTCAAATGGCGCTTCGCCAGTTCCACGATGTAGCGGTAGCTGGCGTCCAGACCCATCTTATCCGAGAAGTCGTCCAGCATGATCGCCTGTTTGCCCTTCTTGCCGAACAGGACGATGCCAGTTTCGTCGTTCACGCCGCCGCTAGGGTCGATGCTGAGGAAGCGGCGTCCGCATGTTTCCGCATAGGCACTGGGCAGCAGGTTCGTTTCCAGCGCCATGGCCTCGATATTATCACGGCTCCATAGCTGGCTCTCGCCGGTCGTCCATTCGCCCATGATCTCTTCGCGAGCCTTGGTGCTGCCCACGGCAGCTTCCGCTGTCAGTTCGGCCAGGTGGTCCGCGTCCTGATGGATATTGGCCATGGACGATGCCGTGGACGTGACCGTGTTGGGGCGTGTCTCAATGGCCTTCACCCATTCCTGCGCCTTGATAGGCGAGGTGGTGATAATCAGCTTTGTGCCGTGCTGATGCTTCTCACGGACAGCGCGGAACAGGTTATCGAAGGTGCGCTCATTTCGCCAAAGCGTGAGTTCGTCGCCCCAGCCGAAGTTCAGCGATGGACCACGGATGCCCTGCGGATCGTCGGCGGTGTAGATGGTCGCACGCGTGCCGTTGGGCCAGATGACCGCCGCATCATGGGGTTTGAAGTGCGGGACAAAATCAGGGCGGGCGGTATTGATGAGGCCACTCGGCCCAAGGATCATGGTGTCGCGGACATGCTTGAATGTCGGGCCGACGAGGATGCCATAGCCGCCGGGGAAGACATATTCGGCCAGCAGATTGCAGTTGGTAGCAGCCGCGTGGGTCTTGCCCGCGCCACGTCCCATGCGGAGCATCCAGATACGCCAGTCCACGCGGGGCATAAGCTGATGCTCTTCCAGCGCGAACGCCGGGTCTTGCATGACGGCTAGAATGGCTTCGCGAAACTCATCGTCCTGAGCGGGGAGCCATTCGTTCCAGAAGGCATTGACACCGCAATAGAGGGTCTGGTCGCGAACGAAGGAGATAAGGTCTAGGTAGTCGTCCAGCTTACTGGCCATCGATTACCTTGCCGCGCTTGGCGGCGGCGTCTGCGATACGCTCCTGTAGCGAACGAGCCTTGAGAAGCTGGTCGGTCTTCTTCTGGTCTAGCTGGTGACGACGATGCGCCTCAGCCAATGCGGCCTGTTGCTCGTCAAATGCCTGCTTGTGGATGCGCTGCCATATCTGGGCGCGCTGGTAATCCGACATCTGGCCGTAGAGGGCCAGATAGCATTGTTGATCGAGCGTAGAGCCGATGAGCGCAGCAAAGTCCGCTTTCTCCATGCCCTGATGGGCTTTTCGGAGCAAATCGCTGGTTCTGGCGACCGGATCGGCCAGAATCTCGTCGGTATTTCGCAGCTTGAATGCGGGGACCGTCTCACCCTCACGGGCTGCATCAATGATACGGGCAACCTCGCCCTGCGTGCTGACGATCGTGACACCGGGATCACGGGAGTAGGGCTTCTGGAAAACGCTCTTCTGCTGAGCCTGAAAGTGCTTTTCGACCTGCTCAGGTGACGGCGGTGGCGGTGTTGTCTTTTTTGCCATGCCGGTATTTATTGGACCGGCTAGCGACGAATAGTGATGAGGTTGACGGGGCGCTTTTCCGCCGCTTCAAAGCGCCCCGGCTAGTGATCACTCTGCGGCGTCTGCGAACTCGATTTCGGTAATGGTAGCGGTGGCGCGCCCCGGCTCCCATTCGTTCGGCACCTTCTTCGCAGAGTAGAATTTACCTGATTCTTGCTGCCAGATGTAGTTTGGCCGCAGCGGTGTGTTATCGTCCCCAAAGCCGGATGATGTCACGAGCACAGGGTAGTATTCTTCCTCGGCGATAGGACGGCCCTCTTTATCCTGAAAAACGACGCGGACAGTGACCTTGTTGAGAGTGCGATTGCCATTGTTTTTGATCTTGAATTCAACGCCAGGAACGCGGCCATCGAGCATACTGTCGAAATAGCGGGCGCGAAGATCATAGACCTTGAGATATTTGGCGATGTATTCGGCCTGTTCGCGGCTGGCCTGCACTGCCTGGGCGTCAACTGGGGTCGCCGCCGTGGAGGTTGGATCTGAGCTAAGTGGGGCGGCACCGTCACTAGTCATCGCCGTCGCCATCAGGACCATCTCATAGCCCAGCACTGCCAACATGAGAACGGCGGACAAAGCCGCTGTCTTGGTCGCGTTGCTGTCGGGACGTGCGAAGACGCCAATCTCCTCCGCCTTTCGGGCCTGAACACCCGCATAGATGATGGCAGCCGCTCCTGCTGCCAGCACCAGCCAGCCCCATTGAAGTTGAACTCCGCCCATAGCTGCTTCCGCGATGCCAGCGAATGGATTGTCTTTTAGTTCATCCAGTTGGCTCCGCATCTCGGAAATATGCCATTGTAGCATCCCGAAGCGGTAGATCAGCATTACTGCGATGGCCGCACCGGGAAAAATCACATCGCGTTCGTTCGCGCGAAAAGCCAAAGCGCCTGCGATGATGGCGAGAGCCAGCACAGAGAGGGCGAACCAGTTCGTGCCGCCACCCATTAAATTCATGGTGCCCACCACCGGCAGCGTCGCTATCGGCAAAAATAGGCCCAGAGCGACAAGCGCGCTGCCTGCTAAAGCTATATTTTTGTTCGTCATTCAACAGCCCCCTGTTGGTAATTTCTTGCGCTGAGCGTATCTGCCTGAAAATGATGGGGGCTGTCAAAATATGGCGGCTTACTCGACAGATTGGAGGATGGATTGAGCCGATACAAATCTCAAATCCGCGAAGTCATTAATCGCAATGCTCTTGTAAGCCTTGCACTGGCAAAGGGGTTCAATGCTTTTTTGCCTGTTTATGACGGCGGCGTAGATTTTATCCTCTACAATGAGCAGACCGGCGACGTGCGAAAAGTCCAGCTAAAGGGGCGCTGGATGATCGACAAAAAGTATCTGAGCCGAGACATATGGATCGCGTTCCATGATCGCGGTCACTGGTATCTGGCACCCCATGATGAGTTGGCAAGCATGGCTGCTGATTACGGCTTCACGGCCACATCGTCATGGATCGACGGCGGTGCATATAGCTGTCCGCGCCTGAGCAAGCATATGCTCAAGGACATGGAGCCGTTCAAGTTCGAGACGCTGGAGGAAGTAAGCGAGGAAGCAGCGGGAGGGTGAACTCAAAGGAGACGATCAGATTAATCCGCGACTGGCAAAGCTGCCAAGGTCAACGCTCTTGCGCGCTCCTGCTGATCCAGAATGAAGGCATCCCGATCCTCGCCCACGGCAACGCTACGCTCTTTTGCGTAATTGAAGATATTTTCCTTCGCGTCATCGGTCAGCTTGCCACGGTGCTTGTTGACGACGAGGGTGACGAGCAGCGGCAAGCCATGCCGGATACAATAGGCGTTGACGCGATCCAGCGCGTTGGTCACTTCCTGACGTGACTTGTGGGCTTCCCACGGCTGACCCGGCCGGAACGCATCCCAAATATCAAGGTAGGTAGTGACGCCGCTCTCGCTGGCGGCCACCAACTCGATTATCTTTTGTGCCGTCTCAATGGTCGGAAAACTGCCGACCTTTTCGCGCCGCTGTTGCTCTGCCAACAACTCAGGTAGCGTGAACGCGGCCTTGGAATGGTCACTGGTGGCGCGCATCCGCTCAATCAGGCTTTTGAGATTTTTGGGATCAATTGCGGCAAGCCGTTCGGCACGTTCGTCGTTCATGCCGCGGCCATACCTAAGCATAGAAGGGTTGGCTATATGGTCCGGCTCAAAATCGAGGATCGTGTGTCGTAGTGGGTAACGTGAGCAACCTCACCCCACCACCAGACATCTGTAGGGCACCCCCTCGGTTCTTCACCCTCGCCAAAGGTCAACCGATCTTTGATCTTGACTGCTGATTTCCGTATCCTGCGGGCAGGTTCATCCCACTGACACCTCCACAGTCACATGCTAACATCAGACTGCTAAAGGGCAACACCTGACTGGAGAAGGTATGGTTTTCATAGATTGTCCATACCTTGGTTAAGATTGCTGGCAGGACCAGTAGATTTATCTCGTCAACGCCAAAGATACTTCTTTGATCCTACACAGGTAGAGCATATCGCAGTTGAGTAGCAAAGCGACTACCCGAGCAGGGCGGACAGAGCGCCTGAACAGGGTTGTCCAACGGGCAGGCTGTCCACGACTGGTAGCGGATGGGGCAGGGCGGTCTCATGGCTGATAGAGAATGGCAGAAAAAGGTGAGAAAACGACACTTTTCTGGTTGATTGGGTCAGGGTAAAAATGGCTGCCAGCCGAATATCTGGGGCTAAGTTCAGCCAGACACTAATCGCTTACAAATGGGGGCTGATAGCTTCCCGTCCCGACGACCAGCCCCACATGCAATGCCCTTAAGAAGAAGGCTTTATGCAAGCCTTCAAGCCACGCCCAATCCAGCAACCATTGATGAGCTTAACAGAGCCATAATTAATGTCGTTATCTATCATTTCCTCTGTATCTTTATTCGAATAACAGATGTCGCGGTAGGAATACAGCGTGGCGGTTCCGGTGTTTCCTTCTGCATCAATGGTTATAGTGCAACCATCGTGTTCTGAACTAACAACAATTTCATTGGCGCGCCGCCTACCGCTGCAAGTCCCTGACATGATGGCCTGCCCATTGAGTGATACCATGCACTGCCCCGTCATGGGTGTATCAAATGCAGCCAACCGTTCACCGAGTTCAGCAGATGAAGGCTCATTGGTATCATCAGTAACAGGTGCTGGTTCGGATGGCCTATCAGTGTCGGCGGCAATGCTCTCTGTCCCTGAAGTCTCATCTTTGTTCAGCAATTCAGGAGGCAACTCTATCTTGACCAGTTTCCATGAAGCGAAGCCTTTGCGCTCAAAAATAAGTGATGGTCCTTGCTGATCGGTTTTTTTGTTTTGAAGCCGGAATCGGAATCGATCCCATGTGATGAAACTCCCGCTGGCTTCGATGTCAGGGGTGGGAACTCGCTCAGCGGTCTCATTAGGCTTTTTGCCTCTCATCAATGCCGCAATTCCATCAGCCGTCACATATGAATCGACCACCTTCTCGACCATCGTAGGAATGAGCATCGCGCCCAAGCCCGAAAATGGATTGTTCTTCATCGTCGGGTCGTTTTCGAGTTTGGCCATCATCATGGCGTTCATCTGGGATTTGAGGCTTTCGCGGACTGCTGGGAAGTCCACCTTCGCTTCCAGCTTGTCTGCGTCGGCCTCCAAGGCAGCGTCCTTAAAGCTGTTGAAGGCTAGATACGGAGAGCCGAAATATATCCCGCCAAGAACAGCGAGTGCCGCTAAGCCAATCAGAATCCACTTCTTCATCGATACCCCCCTGCACGAAGATAGCTGGTCTATCAGGCCCAATGAGCGATGTGCAATCCTGCTATGATGGGCGCACGAGTTTAATAACCACGGGCTTTCCATAGAGCGGACTTCGCCTCCCGGAGTTGCTTTCGGGCATCGCGTCGAGTTTCGCGGAGGTCTTTGTTCTCCACCTGTAGGCGGTGCATGGCGACGCGGACTTTGCGCGTTTGCTCCTCAATCGCGGATAGCCGTGAGTCCGCGTTCTCTAGCCACGAAGATAGGGCGCTCATCATCCCCATGATCGCGGTAAGCTGCGTTGGGATCGTGTCGGTCAGGCGCATCCGATCAACGGCGTCCGCGACGTCCTTCTTTTTCCGCAGGCCGCGAACCCGATAAGCTGACAGGCCGGTTTGCTCCGCGATGGTGCTGATCTTATCACCCTGAGCAAAGCCCTGAACCGCAATAGCCATCTGTTCGGGTGTGATAGGTGCAGGCTGGTTCGTCGTCATAAGTCCCTCCATTCCGCATATTTAGAGGGAGCCAAGTCTTAGGATGACGCAGGACTCATATGGCTGCATATCCTTATGGAAGGAGACGCAGGTATGTTTCAGAACTTCCGCCCATGGTCCTATGTTGAGGTATCGGTGATTATCGCGTTCGCTATTTGCCTTGTGCTACTCGCGACGCAATAATCTCGCGAAGCAGATGGCCGGGGCCACCCGGCCATCAGTGTCTATTCCATGTGCTTAGACGGGCTATGCTCCCTTACGGATCAGCCGCCCCGCGTTGACGCTTCAAGCCCCTCGTATTCAAACATCGGGAGGAGGCAGAGAAGCGCAGCAATGGCCTGGACGATCCCGCGACAAACGGACCTTAAGGAGAAATGCGGCTGCCTTCTTGCCCGATATTTAGTCGCTAGAATTGAAGGCGGCACGATCTAGACTTTAGATCGGTGTGGGGTCGATCCCGCTTGCCCTGCGATCCCGTGGAATCTGCCAAATGCGTTTTTCTTTCGGGTGGTAACATCAGCATAGATAGTTAACACGAGAGATAGATGCAGATTCTGGTAGACAGATTCCAAAACTGTGACAGCCTGAGTTCATAGCCGCACTGATGCGGGCTTATTGAAGGAGGCTTTATGAACACAGAATGGATCGAACTTATGTCGGGCGAACTCCTGCACACTACCACCGTTTACAGCAGAATGAATGGTCTTGGATGGACTGCCCGACAGGCTACCCAGACTCCAGTGCAGAAAATGGCATGGCGCGATGGTCGCATGAATATCGCTGCCGCTGCTCGTGCGGATAAGCTGACTCCGGGTAAGGTCCAACTGCTGATGCGCGATTATGGCGTTTCCTATGAAGAAGCACGGGACTATCTCAGGGCCACGGCTCACTGATGCCGTTAACGCCCTCCTAAGCGGGTCATGCTAAGCGGGGGCCATGAAGCGGGATAGCGGACATCGTGATTGGGCGAATGCTCATCACCGGGCGCAGATGGGGCAGACGCGAAAGCGTAGGGGACGGCAGGATAATGATCCCGTCGTCCTCCTGCTTTCTGTGGTGTTCGTCGTTGCCGTTGGGTTCACTGTGTTCTTTTGGCCCTCGTCGTCCATGTCAAATGACCGTCAGGGCAGTTTCGCATCCGACTTTTCGTGCCGTGTCAGTTCCATCACCGATGGCGATACACTGCGCTGCGCGGACGGAACGCGAATTCGCCTCCATGCGGTCGCTGCTCGTGAGAGCGACGAGACATGCTCGCCCGGCCATCCTTGCCCTTCTGCGAGCGCCGCATCTGCTACTGCCAAGCTATCTGAGTTGGCCAGTGGCCAGACGCTCCAATGTCAGAAGACCGGCACCAGCTATAAACGAGTGACCGCGATCTGCCGCAATGAGGCTCAGGTCGAAATCAACTGCGCCATGGTGCGGAGCGGGACGACCGTGATCTGGCCCAAGTTCAATCAGCAATCGCCGATCTGTAGGTAGCGCAACTGTTCGTCGCTCTTCTGACTGTCAGGTCTGGTTTTGGATGACGCAGGGATCAGGTGACTACACAAAAGCTGGACAACAAGGAGTTCAGCAATGCGCGCACCGATCATCAGCAACACCGATTTCGAGAAGTTGTTCGCTTATACCGATGGGATGGAACGGGCCGCAATGTATCGGCTCATGATCCTGTTGACGAAGAAGTTGGGCCTCCGTCCCATGGAGATGGCGGGAATGGAAACCGGCTGGTTTGTTGGAGGCGAACTCCGCATTCCGCTCGGTCATTCCAAACGCAAGCAGGGTCGGTCACTTCCCGTCGATGCTGAGATTGAGGAGGCGCTCGCCGGGCATATGGGTGGGCAGACGGGCAGGGTGTTTCGCAATGCTGCTGGCGAAGCATTCACTGCCAATGGTATCAGCGAAGCAATCCGCCGCATCTACAGGCTGGCAGGTGTTCAGGGTAGCTGCTATTCGGGTCGCCGCGCTATGGCTACTCGTATGGTGGACAACAAAGTGAACATAGCCGTGGTAAGCAAGGTGTTAGGTCATAGCAGCATCGCGACCACGCAGAGCTATATTGGTGTCACGGACACGATGATGCGTGAGGCACTTTTCTTTTGA